GGGAAAATCGTCAAGTTGCAGGATGATTTGCTATCAGCAACCCGTTACGCATTAATGATGGCTCGCAAGGCAATCACCAAACCAATAGAGAAGGCTGTAGTGCCTATGCAATGGGCCACGCTTGATTCTGAGATCGGGTACTAGGATGGACACACAAGCCACACAACAATTCGGCCCTGACGAAGTTCAAGAGCCAAACCGCTCGAACTTCCTGACGACGCTGCTAGGCAAGCGCAAAGACGCCATTTCAGCCAGGTCAGCATCAGGCATAGAGGAAGAGTGGACCGAGGACGAAGAGCATTATCAGGGCATTGACGACGCAAATCGGATGTACGCGGCGACGACATCAGGCCATGCAAAACGGTGGGCGACCAATGACCGTGCGGATAATGCTCAAGCTAATCGGTCGGTCGTTTTTTTGAATATCACAGCTCCGTATGTCGACAGCGCGTCAGCCAATGTAGCCGAGAAGCTGTTACCGACTGACGACCGTTCGTGGGAAATCAAGCCAACGCCGGTTACAACGGCCATGCGGCTAGCTTATGGCCAAGCCGGCATCGACACAACCGCGCTCGAACAGATGATTGCCGACGACAAGCAGCGCGCCGAGGCGATGCAGCAGGAGATTGACGACCATCTTGTTGAGTCAAACTGGCATGGCGAGGTACGCCAGATCATCGAGGACGCGGCGCGTATCGGTACGGGCGTGCTCAAAGGCCCATTTCCGCGCAAGGTTAGCAGCTCTCTGTCTCGCGTCGATCCGGCGACAGGCGCCAAGGCCATCGTCAAGGTCAGCGAAACAAAGCCGGCGACCAAACGCGTGGACCCGTGGCTATTCTGGCCAGACGGCGGCTGCGGGGAAAACGTACAGCATGGCTCGTACTGTTGGGAGCTGGAGTACATCTCACAGCGGCAGCTGATCGAGCTGATCGACATGCCAGGCTATGACCGGCAGGCCATCATCGCAGCCGTGCGCGAGGGGCCGAGCAAGACCGCCACTGTGCCGCGCGAGGCGGGCGATGGGACGTACATCAAGAGCGATGACCAATACGAGCTGTGGATCTTCCACGGCACCGTCAAGACCGAAGACGTTGAAGAAAGCGGTCTAGCTGAAGAAGACGATTTCCCGAAGGTGCCGGTCATGGCCGTCATCGTCAATGACAGACTGATCAAGGCGGCGCGCAATGTGCTTGACGGCGGCGAACTGCCGTATGACGTACTCGCATGGCAGCGCCGGCCGGGGATGCCTTGGGGAACCGGCATTTCGCGCAAGTTGCGCACCGCGCAGCGAATCCTCAATGGCGGTGTCAGGGCGATGATGGATAACGCCGGCCTGAGCGCTGGCGTGCAGATCGTGCTAGGCGCAGGCATCACCCCCGCTGATAAACGATACACCATCACCGGCCGCAAGCTGTGGCGCGCAGAGCCTGACGTTCAGGACGTGCGGCAGCAATTCATGGCGTTCGTGCCGCCGTCTGTGCAGGCCGAGCTGATGAACATCGTCCAGTGGGCTATGAAGGTCGCTGAGGACGTAACTGGTATGCCGGCCATGCTCCAGGGCATCCGCGGAGACTCCCCGGATACGCTCGGCGGAATGGAGATGGCGCAGAATAACTCGTCATCCATCCTGCGGCGCATCGCTAAACGCATGGACGATTACGTGACCGAACCGCACATCACCCGGTACTACGAATGGATGATGCAGCACTCGCAGCGAGAAGACATCAAGGGCGATTTCAATATCGAGGTGCGGGCCAGCTCTGCGCTTGTGGCTCGGGACATGCAGCAGCAGTTCCTGATGCAGTTGCTCACCGTCAGCCGCGACCCGGCCTATGAAATATCGCCGAAGAAGCTGGCCGAGGAGCTGCTGAAGGGCAAGCAGATCGACCCGAAGCGCGTCCAGTACGATGAGGAAGAGAAGGCGGCGCTGCAAGAGAAGCCTGACCCGCTAACACAGGCCAGGGTGGCGCTGACGGCCGCGCAGACCAAAGTAGCAGAAGCCACGGCGGTTACAAAGAACGTCGAGGGCATGTACTCGGCGACGACTGCGGCGAACCTCGTGGCCAGCAATCCCCTCATCGCGCCGTCGTCTGACCAGATCCTCATGTCAGCCGGATTCGTGGATGCAGACGCATCGCCGATTATCGCGCCTGTGAATGCGCCTGCGATTCCAATTCAGGAAAACACCAATCCGATGACGCCGCCTAATCCTGATGTTGGCATGGGGCATGGCATTGAAGTCGGCAATACACCAATTTAAGGAAAGAAAATGAGTATTCCATCAACAGCAACCAGATACGGCGAAGTTACAAAAAGCGATTCAACGCCAATGCAGTTCAAGGCGATCTACATCGGAGGAACTGGAAACCTGGCGATTAAACGCAATCAGGCCGACGCATCCGCCGTGACGTTTTCCACCGTTCCTGCTGGAACCGTTTTGTATGTGCAGGGAGTTCGAGTAATGGCCGCAACAACTTGCACAAACATGGTTTGGATGGACTGGTAAGGCGCATGAATGATAGCGAAATTGACTTCCAAAGTGCCACGTGGAAAGCTATGGAGAATCGTATTTCCATGCGCTTAGACTATTTCCGTAGGCAAAACGACGGTTATCTGAGCGAGACAGCGACCGCAACGCTTCGCGGAAGGATTGCGGAACTAAAGGATTTTCTGGCTCTTGCAAAAGACCCGGACAAGGTGACAGACGAGCAATAAGCCCCTCTGTCTTTGGCAGTACGGTTATTTCTGGTAACGATAAATGGATCAAGAACAGCCACAACAAACGCAGGAAGAATTCGACGCAGAAGTCGAGTCGGCATTCAATCAGACGCTAAACCCCGGCGAAGAGCCCGAGTTGACGGTCTATGAAGAGAAGCCGAAAGACGAAAGCATTTCCGATGGTGAAGGCGAGCAAGAAGCCAAGTCAGAGGAAGTCGACACAGACCCGGTTGTTTTTGGCGGGCTGCGCGAGTCACAGGTCAAGACCCTGCTCGAACGCGCTGCCAGAGTGGATGCGATCGAAGAACAGTTGCGCAAGGCTCACGGAAAAATTGGCGAGTTAAATGGCTCGATGATCGAACTGCGGCAAACGCGGCAGCAGCCGGCAGTTAAGCAGCAGCAGAACGACAACGAGCTACTAGACGATTCATTTTTCGAGTCGCTGGCCGCCGATTATCCGGAGCTTCCGGCCACCATTGAGCAAAAGGCTCAACGGATGGCGCAGGAGATTCTTGAGCAGCATGGCTACACGCAGCAACCGCAGGAACAGCAGTATCAGCAGCCTGCGTCGGCATCGCCTGATCCATACGAGATTCAAAAGGCCATCGGCATTGCCGTGATGGATGCGACGCATAGCGGCTGGAGAGAAACAGTGCAGTCGCAGGACTTCCAGCTTTGGCTTGCGACACAGCCAGAGCGCGCCCGCACTGCTTACGAGAACACGGTCGATCCTTCAGAACTTTGGGGGATTATCAACGGGTTCAACAGCCATTCAGCGGCTATCGGAAAGACGACCAGAAACCGGCAAAGACTAGACGCGGCGATTGTCCCTGACGCACGAAGCGGAAAGGTGTCGCACGCCATGACGGAAGAGGAAGCCATGATCGCGGCTTTCAACTCCGGCAGATAAACCAACAGATTAAAAGGAATTCAACATGGCATCATTTACCTACGCCTCTCCCGCCCAGCGAATCGGGAAACTCAAGGGAGAAATTCTCAAGCACGCCGCCCCTCAAGAAGTGCTCGGCATTACCGGGCTGCAGAAGAGCATTCCGAAGAACAACAGCAAGACCGTCTCGATGCGGCGTTATCGCCCGTATGGCGCTCTGGCGACGAACGAGAACACCAAGAACCGTTGGGTGGTCGATTCAGCGGCGCACGTGCTGACCGAAGGCGTCGCTCCGACCGCAGACACGCTGGTTCCGGACAACATCGAAGCGACCCTCTCGCAGTATGGTTGCCTCTATCAGGTCAGCGATGTGGTCGATGACACCTACGAGGAAGATGTGCCTGCCGAGATGAAGAAGCAGTGCGGCGAGCGCGTTGCTCTCATCCGTGAAATGGTCCGCTACGGCGTTCTGCAGGCCGGCACCAACATTTTCTACAGCGGCGGCACGACTCGCGCAACGGTCGATGAAGCATTCACGCTGAACGTCGCTCGCAAGGTGTCTCGCGTCCTGCAGGCCAACTCTGCGCGGCGCATTACTGGCGTCCTCTCGCCGTCCGTCAACATCGGCACCACGCCGGTTGAGGCCGCGTATCTGGTCTTCTGCCACACCGATTGCGAAGCAGACATCCGCAGCCTTTCTGGCTTCGTCCACGTCAGCGAGTACGGCACACGCAAGCCGGTCAATGAAAACGAGATCGGCAGCTGCGAGAACTTCCGTTTCATCACCAGTCCGCACCTTGCTCCCTATACCGATAGCGGCGCCCCGACTGGTGTGACCGGCCTGTACTCCAGTGGAACGAAGGTGGACGTTTACCCGTACATCATTTGCGGCGAGGAAGCGTGGGGCCAGGTAGCTCTGCGTGGCGTCAATTCGCTTGATCCGACGTGGATTCCACCGGGCGAGAAGTCCAAGTCCGACCCGCTCGGCCAGCGAGGGTTCGTCGGCGCCAAGTTCTACTTCACGTGCAAGCTGCTCAACGAAGGCTGGATGGCCGTCGTTGAAGCCGGCGTTGACGACCTGGCATAACCGCACATTTGACTGACACGCTGCCGTTCAATCTCAAACGGGCGGTAGCAAAACACAAAGGAATCAACAATGGCTGACAATGCTGCGGGCCAAACCCGCGTAGTTTCAAACGACCAAGCAACTGGGCAAATTGCTGCCGGAAAAATCACCTACGACGCTACCGCAATTACCACCACGGATTACACGCGCATCGAGTGCGGATTCCAGCCGCGTTACATCTACTGGCTGAATCTGACCGACCGCATCACCGTCGAGTGGCACGAGGGCTTTACGTCGGCGCAATGCCTCAAGTCGGTGGCTGCCGGCGACAAGACGCTCGATACTACTGCCGCCGCTGTCGTGGTCGACAAGCTCGGCTTTCGCATCCTCCAGGACTCCTCGCTCGGCGCCGTGTTTGCCAGCAAAGTTATCTACTGGCGCGCCATCGGCTAACAGCCAACACCGGGCGGCGCATCAGTCGCCCGGACCATTTCATCAAAGGAAACAGACATGACGATTGGACGACCGCGCAAGACGCTTGAAGCAGCAGAACAGTACCTTGGAAAGCAGGAGCCGTTCCAGGTC